ATCGCCGCCGAGCTTAACTACCGCCGGGCTATGCTCGCCCGGGAAACCGAGGTGACGAAAGAAGACGTTGTCACCATGTTCCAAGAGGCTTACGAGCTGGCGAAGACACTGGAAGAGCCAGCCACCATGGTCCGCGCCGCCGGGGAGCTGGGCCGCATGCTCGGGTTCTACGAGGCGCAGAAGCTCGATGTCGGCATTGACATCCGCCAGGCCACTGTCATGAAAGATCTGAATCAGCTGTCCGACGATCAGTTGCTGCAGCTGGCGAATGGGGCCATAGAAGACGCGGAGTTCGAAGAGGTGTCGCACTGATGGGTGCGACGCAAGAGGAACGGCTGAAGGAGCTGCGTCTGCAGAATTTAGAGCGAGGCAGGGCGGCGACCGCCAAGGCCATGGCCCAGCGGGCGTTGGCCCGCCGGGTACTGGCCCAACGGCAGCTGATCCACAAGGTGAAATACCTCGACAAGACCTACAAGGATGGCTGGGTGCATCACGATATCTGTCGGCGGCTGGACAAATTTCGTGAGGACGTCGCCGCCGAGAAAAGCCCTCGGTTGATGCTGTTCATGCCGCCTCGGCATGGAAAAAGCCGGCTTGCTTCGCAAGAGTTTCCCTCGCATGTCCTGGGGCACCACCCGACTTGGGAGATCATAGCGGCGTCTTATGCTGAGTCACTGCCTATAGGCTTTTCGCGCAAAATACGGAATCAGATCGCCACAAAGGAATACCGCCAGATTTTCCCTGATACATACTTGGATAAAACCGACAAAGCCGCGACCGGCTGGGCCACCACGGCAGGCGGACGGTATACGCCTGTCGGTGTCGGCGGCGGTATTTCCGGAAAGGGCGCGCATATTCTCATTCTCGACGACTTGGTGAAAGACGCCGAGTCGGCCGACTCCGATACGATCCGTGAAGGTATTGTCGACTGGTATGAGACCACGGCCAAGACCCGCTTGGCGCCCGGTGGTGGCGTACTGCTGATTATGACCCGCTGGCGCTACGATGACATCGCCGGCACGCTGTTGGAGCAGGACGAGCAGCATCGTACGGAGTTGATGGAGATCCTCGAGGACAACCGCGAAGCCTTGGACAACGCGGATGCACACGAGCGTCCAGCGCTGGAGCAAAATATCACGGAGATACAAGAGCAGCTGGACGCGTTGGACGATTGGGAAGTGGTTGAGTACCCGGCCATCGCTGATAAGTACGAATACCTGTCTGCCGGCGGCAATATCCGGCGGCTGGACGACTCTGTCCCGGAGGGCTCGCAGGATAAGTTGCTGCGAAAACCCGGCGACGCGCTGCATCCGGCTCGCTATCCCCGGTCGATTTTGCTGAACATGAAGATCAACATGCAGCCGCGCCATTGGTCGGCCATGTATCAGCAGAAACCCACTCCTGATGAGGGTGATTATTTCCAGAGGGGTTGGTTCAGATATGAGCGCGGGCATCCGCCGCTGAGCGAGATGAAGATCGTCGTGGCTTGGGACTTGGCCGTGGGCGAGAAGAAGCGAAACGACTACACGGTCGGCCTTGTCGCTGGCCTGGACTGGCAGGGCCACATTCATCTGATCCACATGGTGCGTGGGAGATGGAGTGACATGGAGACGATCGCCGATAAGGTGATCGACACGCACATGACCTGGCAGGCGCAGATGACCGGTGTGGAACAGGGACAGTTGTCCTTGGCGCTCGGCCCCAGCCTGACCAAGCGGATCCGGGAGCGCACGCTGTCCGGTGAGAACATATCGATCACCCTGGCCGAGGGTGATGATGCGCTGAGGCCCATCACCGATAAGGACATGCGAGCCCGGCCGCTGCAGGGGCGCCTGCAGCAGGGAATGGTATACTTGCCGATGAAGGAGATTACGCCATGGGTTGAAGATTTGGAGATGGAGTTCCTACGCTTCCCGAACGCAACACATGACGACATCGTAGACGGTGCATCCTGGGCCACCAGGATGCTGGCTCGCATGACGCCGCCGGCCAAGCCGGTGCTGATCGTCGATAATAAGGGCAAGCCCAAGAGTTGGCGCGATCGAATCAAAGCCCATGTCCGCAATAGTCGCGGCGGCGATCACATGGCGGCATAAATACACATCCCCCCCAAGCAAAGGAGCTCAGAAAGTGCAAAACACAGTCACTCAGGAACAGATCGATCACATCCTGTCCAAGTCCACGTTTGTCTCTCAGCAGATCTCCCCGACCATGACGCTCGTGCACTGCACGTTGCCGAACGGATTCCAGCTGGCAGAACATAGCGCCTGCGTCGACCCGGCCAATTACGACCACAGCCTGGGCTATGAGCTGGCCAAGAAGAAGATCATCGACAAACTCTGGCAGTTGGAAGGTTATCTTCTGGCCGAGAACCGACACCGCGAGTCTCAGCCCCAGGCCAACCTGTCGCTCGACGAGCTGAAAGAGATGGTCCGGCGGCTCAAGTCGGCGGAGTACGGCTTCACGCCCTTAGACTACCCTATACCCAATTTCTTCGACATGGACGAGGAGGATGATGACGAGGGCGACTACGCAATCACCATCCATGTACGAAAAGACCGGTAATCGCCCAGGCCGGCCACCGAACGCGAAAGGTGGCCGGCCGGTCCGCTCCAAAAGCGGACTGACGGTGAAGCAGCTGAAGGCGCAGATGGGGTATGAGCTATACCCCAAGCGCCGGAAATGCTCGAACTGCAAATATTTCACGATGGATAAAATCGTGAAAGAGATGTACGTGGACTATAAGAACATGTTCTGTCACCTCGGCGAGTTTGCAGTGAAACGATTGAGCTGCTGTCTAGAGCACGAATGGAAAGAGGATAGTGATGATGAGTAAAGGTTTGCTCGCGGGCAGTGAGCTGCATGAGCTGATCGAGGATGGTGTCATCGACGCTCTTCACGAGAACGTCAACGCCTCCAGTATTGACGTGCGTATCGGCGATGAGGTGTGGGTTGAGGCGCCGGCCGCCGGCACCGTGATCAACTTGGTGAACAAGGAAATGCCGGCCATGACGGTGCACCCGATCCACGGTGTTATAGACATTCTGCCGCTGTCGTTTGTCCTGGCGCACACCATAGAGAAGTTTAATTTGCCCGACACTATCAGCGCGGAGTTCAAGCTGCGCTCGTCTGTCGCCCGGGCTGGACTGAACCACCACCTGGCTGGCTGGGCTGACGCCGGCTGGTACGGCGCTCAGCTGACCATGGAACTGTTCAACGCATGCCGGTTCCATTCTCTGCGTATCGAGGCCGGTATGCGCATCGGCCAGATGGTCTTTTACCGCCACACTCCGGCGGGCGAGAATAGCTACGCCCTGAAGGGGCGGTACAACGGTACTGTCGGTGTCAGCCGCAAAGAGGTGGCGTGATGCTCGGGTATAAGGTACCGCCGGCGCTGAAATCGAGTGTATTGGAGCAGTTTGAGGCCGAGAGCGACCCGACTGGCCGCGATGCCCACGAGCCCGGGGCCAAACTGGACGCGGGGAAAGTGCGCGCTGGTCTGGTAATGGCTGGGTTCGCTCGGGCGCTGATCGAAGTATCCAAGGTCGGGACCTACGGGGCTGAGAAGTACACCGACAATGGATGGATCGGAGTGCCCGATGGCCAGGCGCGCTACACCGATGCCATGTACCGGCACCTGTCCAAGGAGCACATGGGCGAGGAGGACGACCCGGATACTGGCCTGCTGCACGCCGCGCACGCGGCGTGGAACGCATTGGCCCGTCTAGACTTGAAGCTGCGGGAGCGCGAAAAATGAATACCCCGGCCGGCACGTTCGACCTACGAGGTAAATGGACTCCCTCCCGCGTGATGAAAACGCCGCAGGGAGATCAGCGCAGGTACATGCGTGAAATCGGCCATATCTGCGAGCACGACTACATGCCGCGCTCGTGCCCCAAGTGTACGAAGGAGAACAAGTGAACGACGAACAGATCGCCCGTGTGGCACACGAAGTGAACCGCGCTTACTGCCTGGCTCTCGGTGACACCAGCCAAGTACCGTGGGGCGAGGCCCCTGAGTGGCAGCGCAGCAGCGCTATGAACGGCGTGGCGTTTCACCGCGCCAACCCGAACGCCGGCCCCGACCACAGCCACAACGAATGGCTGCGCGAGAAGGAAGCCGACGGCTGGAAGTTCGGCCCGGTGAAAGATGTCGAGAAGAAGGAGCACCCCTGCTTCGTGCCGTATGACGAGCTGCCCACGGAGCAAAAGGCGAAGGACTACCTGTTCCGCGCTGTGGTTCACGCGCTGACGGAAACAGCCCGATGAAGATCAAGGAAAGCGCCAGCCTGGCCGGGCTCGACCCGCGCGTCCGGCCGATCTTGATCCTGGCCGACGACATCTGGACTGTGCTCGGCCAGGAGCTGGTCGTGACCAGCGGGCTGGACGGATCGCATTCCGCTGGTAGTCTGCACTATTACGGACTGGCGGTAGACCTACGTACCCGCTACTTCACCGTGGCACAAGCCAAAAAGGCTGCCGAGCGGCTGAAGGCACAACTGGCTCGCGTCGATCGGGACGATGGTAAGTACACGGTGCTGTTGGAGCAGACTCATATCCACGCGCACTTTTTGCCGAACGACTTGCCCGGGGTATAACCCGGGCGTTCTCAGTGGGAGAAATCGAGATGCCTGTCAATTACAACGTCGCCCAGGAGCAGTTCGAACGGTACTGCTACTACCGAGATAATGGGCATCTCGATTTCGTGGCCAAGGCGAACAAGTGTGACAACTATTTCGCCGGACAGCAGTGGGACCCGGCCACGCTGAACAAGCTCAAGGCTCAACGCCGGCCGGCGCTGACCATCAACAAGACTCTGGCTACCATGGCCACGGTTTTCGGCGAGCAGCTGGAGGCCAGGGCCGACGTAGCCTTCCTGCCCATGCGCGACGGCAGTGAGGAGACCGCCAGCGCGTTGAACAAGGTGTTCATACAGATCGCCAACAACAACATGTATCAGTGGCGCGAGTCTGAGATGGCGGCCGACGGATTCGTCACTTCCCGAGGCTTCCTGGATGTACGTGTCGCGTTCAACGATCACATGCAGGGCGAGGTCGTCATCCGCAAGCGCAACCCGCGAAACGTGTTGATCGATCCGGAGGGGGAAGAGTACGACCCGGACGAGTGGAAGGGGGTCATGCTCTCAAAGTGGCTGTCGCCGATCGACATCGCCCTGATGTACAACGAGGACGACGCCACGTACCTCAAGGAGAAGAACGGATCCGAGTACATGATGGGGTACGACTCTATCGACCGCCCGGGTAATTTCGGCGGGCTGATGGGCGATCCCACTGGGTACCCGGACTCGATGGTCGACCCGGCGCACCGCCGGATCCGTGTCATCGAGTACCAGCACAAGCAGTTGCGCATGGCCTGGCATATCGTGGACCTGCGCACCGGTGACATGCGGGCGCTGCCGAAAGAGTGGAACGAGCGCCGGGTCGAGGATTTGATCCAGAAGATGCGGGCCCAGGGCGTGGAGTTAGGGAAAACCCGTAAGCTCGTGGAGCAGATCAAGTGGACTGTCACTGCTGACAACGTGGTGCTGTTCGATGACTGGAGTCCCTACAAGCACTTCACTGTCGTGCCGTATTTCCCGTTTTTTCGCAACGGCAACACGATCGGCTTGGTCGAGAACATCATCTCTCCGCAGGACTTGCTGAACAAGACCTCCAGCCAGGAGCTGCACGTCATCAACACCACCGCCAACAGCGGCTGGAAGGTGAAGAGCGGGGCCATGCAGAACATGGACGCGGAGGAGTTGGAGCAGCGCGGAGCGGAAACCGGCCTGGTGGTCGAGTTGGATGACGTGAAAAACTTGGAGAAGATACAGCCCAACCAGGTGCCGAGCGGTTTGGATCGACTGTCCTTCAAGGCTGACGAGTGGTTGAAGGGTATCAGCGGCGTGTCCGACTCTATGCGCGGCTTCGACCGGGCAGACGTGGCGGCCAAAGCGATACAGGCCAAGCAGAGTGCCGGCAGTATCAACTTGGCCAAGCCGTTCGATAACCTGATGCGCACGCGTCACTTCGTCGCTCGTAACGTGCTCGACCTGGTGCAGACCTACTACAACGAGACACGGTTGATACACATTACCAGTGGGCGCGACGGGGCCAGCCCGGCGGCTGAGCAACTGATCATCAACGAGCCGACGCCCGAGGGGCACATCGCCAACGACCTGACCGTAGGCGAGTACGAGGTAGCTGTCACCACTGTACCGAGTCGACGGACGTGGGAGGAGGGTCAGTTCTTCGAGATCCTCAAGATGCGCGAAGCGGGTATTCCGGTACCCGATCAGTTCGTCGTCGAGTACAGCCACCTCGAGAAGAAGCAGGAGCTGCTGGAGGCTATGTCCCGGACCGACCCCGAGGCCGATCAGCTGCAGATGCAGATGGCGCAGCTGGAGATTCAGGCTAAGCAGGTGGAGATCGCGGCCAAGGCGGCCGATGCGCGGCTCAAGGAGGCCAACGCCAAGCTTGCCGAGTCTCGGGCCAACAGCACACTGTGGGACATGACTGCAGACGAAGATCCGGCTGTCGGCCAGGCCGAGCAGCAGGTCCTCGCCGCGCAGCAGCACGCGGATCAGATCGGCTTGCAGCACATGAAGATGCAGGAGGAGCTAAACCTGAAGCGCCAGCAGCAGGAGCACGGGCAGCGCATGGATAAGGTGAAGCTACTGATCGACGCCTGCAACAAACGCGAGCAGCAGCAGCAGCAGCAGAAGGCTGCCGACACTACCCCCAAAGCAAAAGAGGCCAGTAAGGCATGAGCGTAGAAGCCCCCGAAGCAAACACCCCCGAGGTACTGGAGTCTGACCGACTGGCCGAGGAGTCCTTGGCCAAATTCGAGACGCCGCCGGCCAAGGAGTCAGACCCGGCTACTCCTGCCCAAGGGCCGGCCCCTGAGCAGGGGCAGAAGACTACCCCTGAGCAGGGGCCGGCCCCTGAGCAGGGGCAGAAGACTACCCCTGCTCAGGACCCAGCCCCTGAGCAGGGGCAGGCCGAGGAGCCGGTCGAGCCCGAGAGCAAAGATCGGCCCCGGGACAGCGGGCACATGATCCCGAAATATCGGTACGACGCCCGGGCGGCTCAGGCGCGGCGGGCGGAGGAGGCTGAGCGCCAGGCCCGCGAGGAAAACGAACGCTTGCGCCAGGAGCTGGAGGCGCTGCGCCAGCCGCAGGCCCCGGCCGGCACTCCCGGCCCGGCCCCGGCCGCCCCGGCCGCCCCGGCCAGTAACCCCGAGGTCGCGGTCATGCGGGCCCAGATGGAGCTGAACCAGCTCAACCGGGACTTGGCCCAGGCCACTGCTAACCTGAAGACGGACGACATCCTGCGCCTGCAGGGCGAGATCCAGACCAAGATGTTCGACCTGTCCGACGCTAAGCTGGAGGCGTTCAAGGCATCGTTGCCGGCCCCGGCCGAGCCCCAGGCGCCGGCGGCCGGCCCGGATGCCAACGCCATCGTCACCGAGGCACAGGCCCGCATGGCGTACAGCGCAGCCGTTGAGGCCGTTGAAGCTGCGTATCCGCAGTTGAACGTGGACGACGAGAAGAACTTCAACCAGGCGGCGGCCGAGGAGGTGACCATACTGCGCGATGCGTACCTGGCAGCTGGGCGGGTGAGCGACGGCGTCGAGGCGCTGGAAGAGGCTGTATCCATTGTTGCGGCGAAATACGGTTTCGCCGCGCCCGCGCCCGCGCCCGCCGGCCGACAGACCAACGTGCAGCGCAATGTCGACGTGGCGAATCGCCAGCCGCCGGATTTGGAGAGCGTCGGCCATGACTCCAATATGAGCGGCGCGCAAAGTTCGCTGCCCGATATCACCAAACTGTCGGACGAAGAGTTCGACGCGCTGCCGGAAGAGACCAAAGCGCGGATGCGCGGCGATAACAAATTCGGCTAAAGCCCCTCGGCAAGAAACGAGGTTTACTCGTTTCTTGCCTTTCCCAGACAATGGGTTAGAATCGACGTAACGCTGTCAGGGCGACATCTGGCCGAGGACCGTGCCCTCGAAAAACAACCGATACCCAAGCGTGTGCGACAGCACAGGCACCTCGCTACATCTGACGCGATAGTCAGTGCCGAAGTGGCCAGTAGGCCACGATTGTTTCCAGCCTCAGTACGGAGGTTGCCGCAATGGCACAGACCGATTTTTCTCGCCTGGAAGAGACCGAAAAGGTCGTCTGGGCTCGCGACTCTTGGAAAGTCGCCCGCGATAACAGCGTCATGATGCGCTACGTCGGCGACGATCCTGGCTCCATGGTCCAGCGGGTCAAAGAACTGACCAAGACCGAAAAGGGCGCCAAAGCCATCATCACCCTGGTGTACGACCTCGAAGGCGACGGTGTCGCCGGTGATCGTCGTCTGAAGGGCAACGAAGATACCCAGAGCCTCAGCCAGCAGGAGATCGTCATCGATCAGCTGCGCAACGCTGAGATCAACGAAGGCCGTATGTCCGAGCAGAAGTCCGTCGTGAACTTCCGCAAGACCGCCCGCGACGCTCTGGGTTACTGGCTGGCTGAGCGCATGGATCAGATGTTCTTCCTGACCCTGTCCGGCGTCCAGTACACCATGAACAACAACGGCACTACCCGTGTCGGTTCCGATCTGCCCTACCTGGACTACGCCCCGGGCGCCGATAAGGCCCCGACTACCAACCGGTACTTGGTGTGGGACAGCACCGGTTTCGGCGTCAACAGCGCCAATACCGACCTGGTGGCTGCGGACACCCCGACCTGGCAGATGCTGGTCGAGGCCAAGGCCTACGCCAAGGAAAACTACATCAAGCCGATTCGTGGCGGTAACGGCATGGAGGTCTACAACGTCTTCATGACGCCCACTGCCCTGGCCAAGCTGAAGCTGGACAGCGATTTCCTGGCCGCCTGGCGCTCCGCGATGCCGCGCTCTGCGAACAACCCGCTGTTCAAGGGCGCCGAGGTGATCTACGTCGATGGCCTGGCTATCTACGAGGACCGCCGCACTTACCACTCCAGTACCTGGGGCAGCGGCGCCGTCGCCGGTTGCCGGACCCTCATCTGCGGTGCTCAGGCGCTGGGCTTCGCCGACATCGGTATGCCGTACTGGGTCGAAGAGGGCGAGGACTACGAGAACCAGCAGGGTATCTCTGTCGGCAAGATCTTCGGCATGATGAAGCCGCAGTTCCTCGGCAAGACCAGCGGCACTCTTGAGGACTTCGGCGTCCTGTGCATCGACCACGCCCAGTAAGCCGGGCTTGAAGGGGCTCGTCCTGCGGGGCGGGCTCCAAAAGGAGAAACCACAATGTCTGTTACCAAGCCTTATGGCGTTCAGGGCAGTTCCTGGGCCTACATTCCGTTCTCGTACGACGACTTCGGTGCGTCCGGCGTGGAGGAAGAGGCCTTCGACATGCCGAAAGACGCTCTGGTGGTGGGCGGTCACCTTCAGATCACCACCCCGTTCAATTCCGGCACCTCCGATACCCTGACTGTGGGTGACGAGGACGACGATGACGAGTACGTCGCCGGCGTAGACGGCCAGGCCGCTGCTCGGTCTGCTCTGGTGCCCACCGGCCTGGCGTACACTGCGCCCAAGGCCCTGGTCATCAAGTGGACCGGCGTGGGTGCTGCGCCCTCCGCCGGTGCTGGCTATCTGGCTGTCGAGTACATCCGCACCGGCCGCCAAGACCAGCACGTCTGACGATACCTAGCCGCTTGGGGGCTAGTTTTGGGGCAGGGGTTCCCTGTCCCCTTTTTAGCCTCCTGGCGGCTTTTCACCGGCAAGTGCGGACGATCGAAGCCGCGCGATAACCAGGAGTCTACCCCAAGATGGCGATTTTCAACCGAATTGTGAAACGCGTGCCCATGGTCTCTCATGGACGCGATTATCTGCTGCGCTCTGGCCTGGGATACACTGTGAACTACCCGAAGGGCGAAGCGGTGCCGACCCCCGTCGACATCATGGACGAAGCCATGGCCGTCGGCATTGTCCTGGCGGACGAGAGCGACGCGCCGAAGCCCCCGGCCGAAGACGAGGCGCCGCCCACCGGCAAACTGCGCGAGGACATGATCCTCGATGCCATGCGCGACATGGTGATGAAGAACGAGCGCGGCACGTTCTCTGCCGGCAAACCGAGTGTGAAGGTCTTGATCGAGCGCCTGGGCTGGGACATCGACGCTCGTGAGCGCAACGCGCTCTGGACCAAGCTCCAGGCCGAATTGGCGGCTGGCGATGCTTGAGTCTGTCTCCGATCTACTCACGTCGTTCCGACGCCTTGCTGATGACGAAGGCATTGATTCCCTGTGGTCCGACGCTGAGCTGATCGAATACGCGGACGAGGCGCATCGTGAGTTCGCCAGAGAGACCCTCTGTTTTCCAGATTCCACGACTTTCGCCCCGGCCGTGACCACTGGTGATCCGTGGGTCAAACTCGACCCACGGATCATAAAGGTTCGACACGCCATCTTGGCTTCCCGCCGTGGTGTTGTCTCCAGGAAAACTTTGGACGAGCTGGCCGAGATCTTGTCCTGCAGCGATTATGGGCAACAGCAGGCGTATGACTGGGAAGTCGACACCGGCACTCCGCGATACCTTGTCACGGATCTGGATCCGGCGCGCGGGCGGCTGGTGCCCATTCCGGTCGAAGACGACACGCTGTCGCTTACGGTCTACCGCGAACCGAAATATTCGTTCACTTCTATCAGCGACCTCATAGAAATTCCCGATAAGTTCCGGCGCAGTCTGCTCTACGGGATGATGGCGCGCGCAGCGGAGAAGCAAGACATCGACGCATTCGGCATGTCCTCCGCGACTGATTTCCAGCTGCGCTGGGAACGTGACTTGGTCGAAGCGTATGCCTTCTTCCGGCGCAAGATGCGGCCGGCTGGTACTACAGGGTATGGCGGGATATGAGCGTATGGCGGGCGACACGGAGAATCCATGGAATCGGGTAGAGCGAAGACTAGATTACGTCGAGCGCGAACTGGACAGGCGTAAAGACCATGCTCACGAACTCGAACTGGAAGTTCGCGAGTTATGCACGCGCATGAGCGCCATGAACGATGTCCTGAAGAATGTGCTGGCCGGTATCAAGGTCAGCAGGGACGGCATAACTGAGCTGACCAAACGGTTTGACGCGCATCACATCAAGGACATGGAGCGGCGGATCACCGATACCGAAGCCAGGGACAAAGAACGCCGGGCCAACCGGCGTTTTCGCATCACGACCGTGCTGTCTGTTCTCGGTGTTTTTGTGGTCGTGGTACAGATCTACTTCCAACTGATATTCCATTCTGGCGGGTGAGATCATGGCTGAACGAGCGTTTTCCACCATAACTCGCGGAGACACGCGGACTGTTCGGTTCACCGTACAAGATGGCGAGTCGCCCAAAGACATCACTGGGTATTTGTTCTTCTGCACGCTGAAGGCCAACGAGGACGACCCGGACTCCGCAGCCGCGCTGCAGGTGAGTACGACGGTCGGAGATGACGCGCGCGACGACGCGGCCGGCGGTATCTGCTACCTGGTCTTGCCGTCTACCGCCACTGCTGCAGTCGAGCCTGGGGCGTACTTCTATGACTTGCAGCGCGTCATACCCGGGTCTCCGCCCGAGGTTAAGACGCTGGAGTCTGGCTGGGTGCAGGTGAAGTACGATGCGACGGAGGCCACGTCGTGAGCGATCGGATCGATGTCGTAACCGAGAATGTGCAGATCGACTTGGTTGACGTCTCTGTACAGGACGGCGCGTTCCCGAGTGTTTCTGAGATCACTGCGCTTGTCGAATCGCAGGTGGCGTCTGAAGTGGATGCGTCTACGTTCGACGCGGACCAGGTCAACCTGGTCGACGCCGGTGAGTTGTTCGACGCCACGGATGTAGAGGCCGGGATGGCCGAGATGATGGGCGCCCTCGATACACACGAGGCCACCACGACCAATCCTCACGAAGTCACGCTGGAACAGGCCAGGGCCGCCGGTAACACCCTGTCTGGCAATATCAACGCCGGGTCCAATACGGTCACCGCGCTGGCCACGCCGAGCGCCGACTCCGACGCCGCCACCAAAGGTTATGTAGACAGTGTCCTGCAGGGCTTGGATTGGCAGGACAGCGTCCTGGATCGCGATCTTGCTACACCGCCTGTATCCCCGGCCGAGGGCGATCGATATATCGTGGCGGTCGGCGGCACTGGCGCTTGGGCTGGGCACGACAACGAAATTGCCGAGTGGGATGGCACGGCCTGGGAGTTCCCGACACTTGCCAACGGCACGACGACTTTCATCATCGATGAGAATCGGTACATCCGCTGGAATCTGTCTTCGTGGGTAGCCTTCGGCGCGGCGCCGGATCACGGCGCCCTCACTGGTCTGGGCGACGACGACCACACCCAATATCACACCGACGCTCGGGCGCTATCGTGGCTGGGCACGCGTGACACGGATGATCTGCCCGAAGGCGCGAACCTCTACTACACCGAGCTGCGGGTTTCGTCCAACGCGGACGTGGCCGCGAATACGGCTCACCGCTCCAGCGACGGCACGGACCACACTTTCATCGACCAGGACGTGCGGCAAACGGCCAGTCCTGAATTTGCGGGTCTGTCGCTGACTGCCTTCAGCGGCATGCTGAAGGCAGTGGCCGGTGCGCTCGAAGACGGTGTGGATACTGATGATTTGCCTGAAGGCGTTGTCAATTTTTACTACACCGAAGCGCGTGTCGCGGCTAACGCGGACGTGGCAGCCAATACTGCGCATCGATCCGGCGACGGTTCGGATCACACTTTCATCGATCAGGACGTAACGCAAACTGGCAGCCCGACGTTTGCCGGCATCACTCTGCCAGACGACAGTTTGGATGTGGGGGATTTGGCGGCTGGGGCGTTGCCGAACGACGTGACGGTAAACAATGGAAATTGGTCCGGCACTGACTTGGCGATCGCCAACGGCGGTACCGGTGCGAGCGACGTGGATACGGCCTTAGTCAACCTTGGCCTGGGCCCCTTCGATACTGTCGATTTCGCCAATGTGTTGCTGAATGAGCAGACGTCGACTTGGCTATCGACTCCTGTCGACGTCTTACTCTACAACACTGCGGATGACGACGATCCCAACTGGATCAACGACGCCTCGGCGTCTTGGTACAACGAAGAGTTGAACACGGCGACCCGTGGTGCGACCCGTCCGTTCCCCCGATTGGCCCTGCTGGTTCTGGAAGCCAACAAGCTGACGATCTACGACGCCACTGACCCGGCGCTGCCGATGTGGCGCGTGAGAAACGCATTAGCGGGAACGAATGGGAAAGAGTTGTGGAGAACAGGATACCCACCTAAAGCAGTGGAGGCGAAAAATGGCCGCATCTACTGGGCGTTGAACATAGGTGGAAACTATTACGCTGAAGGGGTGTGCTTTGAAGATTTTGTCCTCGATTTCGTCGGGCGATATCCAACAAGCGCGGCGTTAGGCGGGACAAGTACGCAAAGCATCGTTGAATACACCAATCAAGACTTGGTACCGAATCTTCCGGCCATCGTCAACGCGTCAAGCAACGACATCGCCCTGACCATCCTCCCCGACACGCCCATCGATCCTGTCCGCAAGATGCGGACGCCGACCGTCGCCGTCGCAACAGATGGCGGCGTGAGTGTGATTCATGCGGATGGAAGTGTGTATGACATTACCGGGCAGGTCGCTGGTGTGACTGCTGTCGAGTTCGATGGTGAACACGTTTGGTGTACTGGTGGGTATACCAATTTCATCGAGCGGCATCCGATTACCTATGCCGACACGACGAACGGCACCAGCCGAGAAATAAACCTGAATTACGTTACGACTCCGGCCATTTGGTCTGGGTCGCAATTCCTGAAAGGTCAGGTAGCCGTCAAGCCCGGGCAATTGGCGCTTGGCGTATCGACAAGTTCTACGTCATTTCCGGGTTCCGGGTTGGAATTGCTCAAGACCGCATACGGTGTACTGAGCGATGACGCCATTGCCTACATCACCAGTCAATACAACACCGGCTGGATGCACGGCGCGGTCAAAGGCGCGTGGCTTGCGGACACGACCGAGGAAACCATCGGCGTTGATGAGTCCACCGAGTTGGTGACGAATGGAGAGTTTAACACCGATTCGGTATGGATTAAGGGGACCGGTTGGAGTATTTCCGGGGGAGTCGCGTCCTGTGACGGAAGTCAAGTAGCAGCAAGTTCCCTGGCACAAAATCTTAACAATCTGACAACCGGCGCCATCTATAAAGTCTCTTTTACAGTATCCAACTATGTCTCCGGAAATGTGAACTTTAATCAATTCGGAGATGGCAAAGTAAACATGTCGGGTGTTTCCGGCAATGGGACGCACGAAGTCACATTCAAGGCTGTCTCTTCTACCCCCTCAATTGGTATTGTTGCTGATGTCGATTTTGTCGGTGACGTCGATGATGTTTCCTGCAAACGCACCGGCAACCTGATCGAAAATGGCGACTTTACCTATTCGACGGCGGGGTGGACTATAGGTAGCGGCTGGACTATCTCGGGGGGATCTGCATCTTGCGATACTTCCGTCCCCGGGGCGGGCGTAGTAACTGCGTTGAGTCAAACTGTCACCGGGCTTATAGCCGGTGCGGCATACGTATTTTCTGTTGAGGTGTCTGGCGCGACAAATATCGAGGCTAACGAGTTGTTCTTAGGGTTTGCTGGGGCCAATGAGCAAGTTTCCTCAGATGGGACTTACGTTAGGACCGTCCCCGTTTCTTCTACTTCTGCTGACGTTTTGATTTATTTTGGAAGCGGACAGGATGGCAATGAGACGGTCAACATAGATAATATCTCCGTCCGCCTCGCCGATCCCGACCGCAGCGTGAACAACAAGGGCCTGGAGGTCCACGGGCAGATTACGAAGGCTCCTGTGGCGACCGGCGCGGAACTTGTCGCCTACAGCGGCTTCAGCGCGGACGACTACCTCGAACAGCCGTACAACAGCGCCCTGGACTTCGGGACTGGGGATTTCCATGTCATGGGGTGGGTACTTGGTGCAACCCCTCTATCCACATCGACCATTGTGGCGCGGTGCTCTAGCGCAACGACCGGACTCCACTTCTTCAAGGACACCACATCGTCGAACGGGGAACTGTACTTCAGGGTTGGCCCTGCCGCAGTTCAGGGGGTCGCTGGACTCAACTCTGCTCGATGGTATTTCGTCGCTGCGTGTCGAGCGAGTGGAGTTCTCACCATCTATATTGACGCAGCAGTGGACAAAACCGCCGCGCTTGCTGGCAGCATGTCAGAGTCGGTTCCGCTCCAGGTTGGTTGGAGCACTGGGGATCCGAGA